AACTGTTGGCGATATTTCAACAATTGGTTTAGGCGTTGCCGCCGGTGGTTTAAATAATTTTTAAAATTCGTATATTTACAAAAATTTTTCAATATGAATACAATTCTATATAAAGCGGCGCCGGTTGGCGAATTAATAGACGCCGACGAAAAGGCCGGAATTATAAAAGGTTACGGAAGTTATTTCGGAAATAAAGATTCCGACAATGACGTAATTATGAAAGGCGCGTATAAAAAGACTATTGCCGAAAATGGCGAACGCGTTAAATATTTGTATCAACACGATATGAATCAACCAATTGGAAAAATGACCGAATTATATGAAGACGACAAAGGATTGGTATTCGTGGCGGAAATTGCAAAAACACAATTAGGAAATGACGTTGTCGAGTTAATGAAGTCCGGCGTAATTACCGAAAATTCTGTTGGTATTATGCCAATTCAAAAAAATAACAAAGGCGATTACAGAGAAATAACAGAGGTTAAATTGTACGAAATTAGCGCCGTTACATTAGCGGCCAACGATCAAGCTAAAATATTGGACGTAAAAGGAAATATCGACGTTGACAAATTGTCAAAGCGTTATGACAACCTAACAAAACTAATTCGTAAAGGCGACATTTCCGACGAAATGGGTTATGCTATCGAAGCCGAAATATTAAAATTAAAATCATTATTTGTGGAGTTCACGAAGCCGGTTGAGGAAATCACTTTGCCGAATGTAGAAACAAAAAACAATGATTCCGATGTAATAAATTATTTAATAAATTCCTTAAAAAATTAAAAAATGGAAGAGAATCTAAAAAATCAATTGGACCAATTTAATAGTGCCATTGATTCTAAAATCGAAAAGTCTAACAATGAAGTTGTTGAAAACGTTGTTGTTAAGGCAAACGAAATCGTTAAATCTGAAGTTTCAGAAATGGCGACTAAATTAAATGAGCGTTTAGACGCAATCGAAGTATCAAACAAAAAAGCGTTTGAATCTAAAAAAAGAATGACATTCAAAGGCGCTTTAAACGAAGCATTTGAAGGTGGTGCAATTGAAAGCCTTGCAAAAGGAAATTCAAGAAGCGCATCATTTGAAATCAAAGCGGACATGACTGTTGGCGCCGATTTTACCGGTGAAGTAATTCCAGCGGACAGAGTACCAGGATACAAATTCGATCCAACACGTCCAACACACATTCGTCAATTATTGGCGCAAGGTTCAACTCAAAGTGACGTTGTACGTTTCGTAAAAGAAAGCGGATATTCTAATGGTGCAGCAGCTACGGCAGAGGGTGCAACATTGACGCAATCGGATTTCGACATGACGGCTGCAGATGCTAACGTTAGAAAAATCGGAACTTATTTCCGTATTTCTGAAGAAATGTTGGCGGACACACCTCAATTGACTTCATACCTTTCAGCGCGTGCGCCGGAAAAACTATTGGAAGTTGAGGACACACAAATTTTGAGCGGTACCGGTTCCGGTGCGCAATTAAGCGGAATCATAACAGACGCAACGGCATTCGCTGCGGGCGATTTAGCCGATTCTGTTGACAACGCAAACGACTTTGACGTTATTGTTGCAGCGCTTAACCAATTGGCAGCGTCTAACTACAACGCCGATTGTATTTTGTTAAACCCTTCAGATTTCCACAAAATCCTATTATTAAAAGATTCGCAAAATAATTACCTAAAAGATCAAGTTTACAACGGTCTACAACCGGTATTTATGGGCGTGAAAGTAGTTTTAAACACTGCTATTCCGGCCGGCGATTTCTTAATTGGAAACTTTGGCGTTGGTACTCAATTATGGGTGCGTGACGGAATTAACGTTGAGTTCTTTAGAGAGGACGGAACAAACGTTCGTGACGGATTCGTAACTGTAAGAGTAAGCGAAAGAATCGCATTAACAAACTATTTGCCAAATGCGTTTGTTACCGGTGACTTTGCAACTGCAAAAGCAGCGCTTGAAACACCATAATAAAGGTTTAATCAACCAATTTAAGGGCCTGGAATTAATTTCCGGGCCTTTTTTTTATGCTTTATTTTTAGGCGCCCAACAGATAAGAACGAAAAAAAAACAAAAAAAACTTTAAAAAAAACTGAAAAAATTCTTTTAAAAGTCAAATAAAGTATTATCTTTGTATCAAACAAAACAATAAATCATTAAAAATTAAACATTATGAAAATTACAAATTTAGATTTTTTAAACTACGTTCAAGAATTAACAAAATCAGAATTAAAAGGTTTAAACTTTAAATTGAGTTTAAATCCAATGCCATTGACTTATTCTATAAATGGCGATTGTTATATTCAGTATTTACACGAAATCAAAAGAAACGGCAAAACTTTAATTGTTAATGAATCAATTGATGGCGAAGTTGAAGATGAAGATGGGTTTATTATTAGAGAAAACGAAGTTTTTACATTTAAAAACAATTCTTATTCATTAAAAGGGTACAAATTTGGTGGATTAAATTTTAACGAATTAAAAGAACATCGAGTTTTAGAATATTAAAATAAAAACATTAACCGGCGCGTTTCGGCGCGCCATAATTTTAGAACAATGAAAACAAAAACCGGATTAACAATCATACACGACGGAAACCGCGTCAACGTGTACACACAAGACGAAATGAGAAAGCATAACGACGACAACAAAATTGAAACGTGGATTTCAAGCGTTTTAAGCTACTTAAGTATAAAAAGATGAGCAATATACCAAATCATTACGATAATGGCTTAAAACACGATTTAATTGACGTCATTGCGTCATATGAATTAAACTTTAATCGTGGCAACGTTTTAAAATACGTTGTTCGCGCCGGAAAAAAAGAAAACGAAATTCAAGATTTAGAAAAGGCGTTGGATTATTTAGAACGCGAAATATATCATTTAACAAATAAAATAGACATCAAAAACTTTTAATTATGTGGGGATTAGATTATATTCCAGGCGACGAAGCGGAATTTGAATGCGCGGTTTGTGGCGTTCCAATGTTTGAAGACGCCGGAATTTGTTCAAACGCGTGCTTTGAAGCCGATCAAATGTAACATTATGAAACAAAAATTTATTAAATTTTTCTTAACATTATTATTTGGGGGGTTTGCACTTCGTCAAATAATGGTTTACAACGAATTGCCAACGGCGATATTTTTATTAATTTTATCAATGTGCGTCGCATTGGCAAACGACAATTAAATTTCATAATTTAATTTTATTGGTTTGTGTTTAAAAGTCGGTCATTAATTTGGTCGGCTTTTTTTTATAACTTTACGTTATGAACGCAAACGTTTTTGGGTGTTATACTGAATATTTATTCGCTGCAAAAGCAATGGAAAATGGTTTGTTGGTTTCTTTTCCGTTGTTACATTCGTCGCCTTATGACTGCATTGTTGATTCGCCGAACGGTTTATTTAAAGTACAAATAAAAGGTATTAACGAAAATAACCGAACGCGCAACCGCATTCAATTGGTTTGTCGAAATAAAAATAAATATGAAAAAAAGGACGTGGATTTTTTCGCGGTCTATTCAGCAGAACGCCAGGGTTTTTTTATTTTCAAAAACGACGGCAAAATTCAATCATTTACGGTTGGATTGGAAAAATATTCAAAATTTTTTAATAACTTTGCGTCAATGTAAGTTTTCATTATTGTTTTCTATTCTTCTGAAAAGGCGTCACAAATTAATGTGGCGCTTTTTTTTTATCTTTACAAAAAATTAAAGGTTATGCAATTAAAAATCAAACAATCAATTTTGCGAGGTGGCAAACGTTATAATGAGGGCGACAAAATAGAGTTGCCGGATCACATTGCAAAAAATTGGATTGCCAAAGGTTTAGCGTCAAAAGTTAGCAAAAAGCAAAACAAAGAAAAAATCGAAACCAAAGAATTAAAGGTTGAATATATTGAAATAAAAGACGATGCGACAAATAAAGATTAATTCAACAACCGGCAATGAATTATTGACGGCGCAAAATGTTAAAGATTACGTTCGTATTGATACAAGCGCCGACGACAATATTATTTTGGCTATGATTACGCAAGCGCGTATCTGGTGCGAAAACTATATATCGCGCGACATTGTGGCGAAAAATCGAACGTATTACATTGACGCAACCAACGGAATTTTTGATTTGCCATTTGGTCCAATTGCAAGCGTTGAGGAAATAACCATTGACGGAACCGCAACAACCGATTATGAAATATTAGGTTTGGACAATGAAACTATTGAATTAGATCAAGGACCGGCCGAACGCGTAAAAATAACGTATATAACAACCGGAATTGATGACGCGTTGATTAAACAATCAATGTTGCAATTAATTTCAACGTATTACGACAATAGAAGCGATTTTGTGACCGGTAACATTTCAGAAATACCAACGACAACAAAA